CATTGGCCTCTTCTATAGGCACGAGGAAGCTCATGTTCACTTTCATGGCAGCGAACGGGTACTTGGAAGTGCGCGCCTGTTTGGTCTTTGCACGCGACGGGATCGGAATATTTTTTTGAAGCTTGTACATTGTTCTCTCCTGAGACGGGGGCCGAAGCCCCCGGTTGGTTTACTCGTCGTCCCAATCACTGACCATATTGACCAATGAGCTTTTTTGGTCGACTGGCGGTTTCTTGGGGGCTGTGCGAACCTCCGGCTCATCCACCTCCTCGACCGGAGCCGGCTTAGCAGCTTTCTTAGCCTTGGGTGGGGGCGGGGGTGCCTCGTCTTCCTCCGCTTCTGGAGCAGGCTCGGCTTCCACCTTCGCCTTGGCCGGCGGCTTGCCCTCAAGCTTCAACGGTGCTGCGACACCGTCTGTCTTGGCGACGGTCATCGTGATGGCCTTCTGAGCTTCTGTGGACTCGCCCTGCGTCTCGACGGTGGCGAACTCATCGTCGGTCAGCCAACGCATCGCTTTGAAGAACAGCTTCGGCGACTCGGACTTGGTGTCGAACTTCATCCGCGTCACGACGGTCTCCGGACTGATGTCCTGCGCAGCAAGCCAGCGAGCATACTCTTGCAACGGGCGGTTGTCGCCGTCTGCCTTGCCGAAGATCGACGTGGCAGGCAGTGCCAGCTGCAGAACATCTCCCTCGACACTGTCGGCCAGCACCACGGCTAGACGCTGTTGGTAGCGGCATGCACGGCTGTTGCCTTGCCCCGAGCCTGCGATGTTCTTGGGACACTCCGAGCAGCGGCTTGCCTGCTTCTGAGCGCTGTCCGGGCTGGGCGTCTCACCGTCGGCAGACCAGCAATCTGGACCGGTTACGGTGTCACCATCATACGACTTCGCATAGAACACACGGCTGACCTTGGGCGCGGCTTTGACGATCACGACATCGAGATACCGGTCCTCGATGGAGGCGACCTCCTTACCACCGGACAGCAAACGGAACACACCCCCCTTGATGGAGATACGCTTGCCGGTATTGGCAGCACCACCAGCCAGTGCCTTGGCGGTTTCGGACAGACCTTTGCGAGCAAAGGCAGGGACTTGGGACGGATTAAATAGAGCGACGTTGCTCATGGTTTCCTCTTACTTGTGGGAGGGTTTACGAACGGAAATGCTGAACTCGGAACTGCTGTTCAGACCGGGGGGCATCAACGAGGGGTTCTCTTTCAAGAACGTCGCCATGTTGGTCTGGGCAATACGCTTCTCGAGCAGATCAACGGCATCGTGCTCGATCACAAACTGCTTGAACGCATCCCAGTCCTGCGTGTTGTAACGCGTCTTGGTTGAGAGAATGACCGTGCCTTCGTCGGTGTTCACAGACTTCACACCGAGGGCCAGCATGCGGTCCTTCAACTCGTTCTTGATGGTTTCTTGCTGAGCTTTCAGCGCCTCGACTTCTGACTCGTACGTGGCTGTTAGCTCTTGAATGCGGGCCTGCATCTTACGATACACCCGCGCCAGTTTGTCCATAGGGACATCTGCGGTCTCAGACATGATCTTCTCCTGTCGAAGTGTCTAAGGGTTGTAAATGTTTTGACGATAATACAGGTTTTTACAGTCGGTGCAAGTCTCCTTTTAATTTTTTTCTTTGATCTCCTGATCGAACATCTCGACCAGCAGCGTGTGATCGTTCACCTTACGGCTCATCGCTCGGAACATACGTTCTTCGATGGGGCTGCTCTGAATGTGGACGACCGTGACCTTGTCGCTGTTCTGCCCTTTGCGGTCTGCACGGGCGATACACTGGAGATACATCTCAACAGACATCAGTGGACCATAGAAGATCACTGTGTCCGCAGCGGTCAGCGTGATCCCGTGGGCGGTGGCTTGTGGCTGCATGACGAGTACCCGCGCCAGATCCGTGTTTTGAAAATCGTCGATGATACGCGCACGTTTGGTGGCGCTTACACCACCGTGGATCTGTGCGTTCTTGATACCGTGCTTGTCCAGATGGCGGGTGATGGTGTCGATACTGGAGCGGAACAGCGCGAATACGATGACCTTTCGGTCAGTCTCTTCAATCACCTCCATCAACGTCTTCAGACGTGGCAGGCAATCAAACTCGACCACTTCTTTCTCGTCGGTGTACGCCGCGCCGCACGATATCTGTAGCAGCTTGTTGACGGCCACACCCGCGTTGACTGCGGTTATCGTCTCTCCTGCTGCTTGTACAAGAAGCTGTTCACGTAGCAGCACATAGTACTTCTGTTGTTGCGGAGACATCGGGACGTTACGCGTCACGGTCACAACCGGCGGCAGATCAAGGCATTGTGCTTTGGTGTATCGAATCGCGGGCTGCAGCGCCGCATGCACCAGATCCTTTGCATTTGATTTCGGTGCCCACTTGAACTGCGTGATCTTGTTCATCACCTTGTCGCGCCACGCCGACATAAACTTTGGCACGCCGTTTGGATTGACAAGCTTTGCCAGACCGTAGGCATCGACAGGTGACTGAGAAGCGGGTGTACCTGTCATCATCCACAGGTGAGTATCGGGCTTGATGATGGATGCAAGTGCCTTCCAGCGCTGTGTGCTGGGGTTCTTGTAGGAATTCGCCTCATCGACAATGACCAGATCAAACCGACCGTCGGCGTTGATTTCGTTGGCGATCAGGTTTAGTCCTTCATAGTTGATGATGACAAACTCGTAGTTGCCCTGCACCAGTTCTACCCGACGTACCGCCTGTGCGTGATGGGCAATCACAGCGCTGCGATGAATGATGGAGTGATTGATGTCGTTCATCCACGCGCTTTGCATGATCGACAGCGGGCACAGCACCAACACACGCCGCACATGCCCAAGACTCATCAGATAGTCTGCCGCCCACAGCGCAGAAAGTGTCTTGCCGGTACCCGGCTCATTGAATACAAATGCTCGACGATGCAGCGTTAGAAAAGACGCGGTCTCTATCTGGTGCGCCATCGGGGTGAAACGTCCCGGCCACTTGTAGTTACGCCGGATGGGTGAGGGGGCGTTCTTAACGCCAAGGTTCTTGAGCACTCGCATCTCGTCAAGACCCCAGTACACTGCGACGGTGTAGCCGCCGGTCCAGCGCTCGACGACTTTGCTTTTGGGAATGACGGTGTACTTCTCCGGGTTGCGCGTGCGGATGAGCACGGCTTTGTTTTCAACAATTTCCATTTCAATGTCCGTTGTCGGATTGATTGCTGCGTTTGTTACGCAAACGCATATTGCCCTTCGTGCTTTTGCCGCCAGCCCGCAGGGGCTTGATATGGTCGATGTCTTTTCCAGTGCGATCCACCCCCTCCTTGTCATACAGACGTCGCGCACGTTGGCGCTCGATCTGGTCCTTGGTTTCGCCGCTTGCTTTCTGCAGCTTGTAGGCGTGCTTGTAGTTGCGCTTGCCGTTCACTTGAGTCATTTCAATGCTCCGGGTGAAGTTCACAGGTTTTGACGGGGCACCACCGACAAAGAGGTGACGCCGTTGGGTTCCACACGTCGTGCTCGAAGCTGGCCTCGAGTCGAGCGGTTCGCTCCCGATACTTGGCCCATGCTGCGTCCGCCTGTTCACGCAGCATCTGCAGCTTGACCATGTCGTCTTTGACGATAAATAGCAGCGCCGAGTTCGCTTTGCGGATGTGCGGGAAGTGTTGAAACACCATGAGCGACATCAAGATTAGCTGGTCCCTATCTGGGTATTTGTTATTGCCGGTCTTCCAATCACCGATCCAAGCGGTGAGGTTGTCGTCGTCGATGATCAAGATGTCAGCGATGCCGCGTACCCAGCTGTTGGCGGCGTTCCACGCACAGGGCTGCAAGTCTTTGGTCAGCGCCATCTCATACTCAGCTAACTTTCTTCCCGGCTTCTTCAACAGCGCGTCCACCACCGGCTGGAACTGCGCGTACATGGGCGGGATAGGCGTGTTGTTCTTGATGTAGTTCTCGATGGCTTCGTGAACTTGTGTACCGTAGCGAGTGGCCTCGGTCTCTTGGAAGGGATACTTCTGCAACACCTTGACCTGCTGATACCGACGAGCACAGCCCTCATAGTCTTTCAGAGAGCTGTGCGACCACCGCACGATAGAAGGTTTCATAGCTCGGCGCTGTTGATGGCTTTGTTTAGAAGCTGGGCAAACCGTGTGACGAACACCTCGCTGCGGTACAACGGGTGATCCATCTCGTACAGGATGGCATGCGTCAGCTCATGCCAGAAGGTCTCCTGCATCTTAGCCTCAGATAGAGGTTTGCCGTTTTCGCTGTGGATGTAAATGTCGCCGGGCGTGTAATCGATGTAACCCAGCGCTGCCTTGAATCGGTTGGGGGGACCGATGTGCACACGGTAACGCATCTTGTTGACAACGACGCTTCTTGGAATCATGTCACTCTCCTACTGTTTAGCCATACCATATCGACGGTGAACGCCACCGTCAGCGGCCAGAGGGATCCCCGGCAGGTATGAAGGCTCGAGCGTCATCTGCTCAAGCATCCATTTATAAGCAGCCTGCGCTTCATCATCGGGCGCAACTGCAATACATTCATCGTGAACGGTGCCGACTACAGGGTAGCGTTTTGCTATCCGTAGCATTCCGTCCGTCATCACAATGCGTGCGGTGCCTTGCACGACATTGTTCGTGATCTTTCCTGCGTACAGCTTGGTGGCGTCTGGACCGTATACCCACGATCTCCCACCGTCTGCTGTCTTTTCCTGACGAAGATTAGGATACCGGATCGCCATCCCGTTGGGAAGCACAATCTCTTCCTTCCGGAAGATCAGGCACTTGTGCGTGTACTCCTCGCCCTCGACCAGACTGCGCTCGATCAGAGACGAGAACAGCTCCCACAAACCCGTCACCGGGTATGCCGTCTCTCGATACACGTCGATGATCTTCTTGGATGCGAGGCAGTGTTCGAGCAATTCTTTGTCTGCACATGTGTGAGGAATCTTCGACATGCGCTGGAGGTTGTCTTCCCAATCAAGGAAGCGCTGCACGTAGTCGCCATCGACGCCGAGCTTCTTCGCCACCGCTCTGTCATACCGCACAGGCGGGGCTCCGAGGAATCCTGTCAGAAGCTGTGCGGCAAATGACGACCACCCCAATTGGTACCCGCACCCAAGCAAAGCAGACTTCGCCGACTGCCGGAGTTCGGGGTGGCTTTCTTTGGTCATCCCCGGTACATTAAACATCCGCGCACCGAACTGTGCGTAGGGGTCACCTTTTGCTCTGAAGATGTCAAGCATGTCTTCGTAGTCGGCGAGCCACGCCAGCACACGCGGCTCGATCTGAGACAAGTCCGCCACGATCAGCTGATGTTCCTCCGGGGCCATGATCGCCTTACGCAGGAAGCTCCCACGCTTCAGGTTCTGCATGTTGATGGCGCTGCCCTTGCTGGCCGTCCATCGTCCGGTCGTCGCTCCGTAGTACGACAATGGCACAGGCAACGGACCGCGCTTGGCGATATCCAGAAACCGTTGTGCCCTCGTTCGCTCCGTCGTCGACTTGACCCGCAGCCTCGCCTCACACAGGAGCGCCACATCTTCCCGGTCACCATTCAGCAAAGCTTGGAAGAGCGCGTCATTCTTAGCCAGAGCGTATGCCTGCTCGCCCGTGGTCTTGCTTGTCTTCAGGGGTGGCTCACAGCCAAGACCACGAAGCAGCTCCGCGAACTGCGGGTTGCTGGCTAGTGCTGACTCCTCCACACCCAGCTTACGGAGCAGCGCCTCTCTGTTTTCCTTCTCTTCAAGGATGGCGTCCACCAGCATGTCCTGATCAAGCTCCAACAGCGGACGGGTGTACATACGGAGCGTCAGATCGATCAGGCGCAGCTCCTTGCTGGGGTATCCCTTGATCAGGCGTTTGAAGATCTCTTCGCAAAGGACCGTGTCGTGTGCGCAGTACTCGGCCAGCTCGCGCTCTACCTCTTCGCTGAGTTCGTCCAGCACGCCGTCGGTATCGTGCACAGCCTGTCCCTTGGGTGGGAGACCGAAGTCCGCTGCAAGCTTAGCCAGACTGTTGCCGACCTCGACACCGCGCAGTGCCCGAGCCATCGAGAGTGTGTCGAAGATGAAGCACGGCTCGATACCGTAGCGCCACGACAGGATCGTCACATCAAACTGCGCGTTGTGTGCGAGCACCGCAGTGCGAGACCAGTCGAAGTGCGCTGCCCACTCTGCAATGTCGTCGCCTCTCACCCACATAGGGTCGGCATCTTCGCCCACTTCCTTGAAGCACAAACCCCACGCCTTGAATCGCGGATCGCGTACGTACTCCTCTGTGGTCATCTTGGAGAGTGTGTACGTCTTCTTGCTCCACGCCGTCTCGAAGTCGATGGCGAGTATGCGGTCAAAGGGGGGCTTAGTTGTAGCGGTCATCGGCGGGTGCCTCGGCTTTGATCTGCAGTGCTGTCTGGTGGTACGCCATACTCAGTAACTCAAACGAATCGTCCATATCAAGATTCAACGCGCTCACCGACAGCATCCAGTGCAGGTCACTACTGGGTGCTCGCACCAGCAATACCGCGCCCATCTCTGAACCCTTGCGGCAGCACTCCACAAGCAAGCGCACTGTTGTTTTCAATGTTTCAGCACGTTGTTCATCAAGCGTTTCTAAAATCTTTTCAAGACGTTGATCATCTTCTTGCATTTAATAACTCCTCGAGTTGTTTCAGGTTGCTCTCATTCACTACGAGCGAGGTGCCGCCAGCGTTGCGAATGTCTTGCAGATGCTTCTCTTGTAACGCCGTGGTTGTGCCCTTGCCTGCCTTCGCTTCGATGCCGATGAAGTGTCCTTCGTGGCAGACAAGAAAGTCGGGAACACCGCTGTTACCGTAGCCAGTACCAATCGGCATGGCGTAGTAAGCGCGGGTGGTGTCTAAGATCTTTCTAATTTGTTTCTTGACCTTGGCTTCCGGTGTCGCAGCCATATGCGCTCCTGTGTTGGGTAGGGGGGAAATGTAGATTCCGCGCCCCCCTGATTCGCGGTAGGAGACACGGCACGGACAGCGACGTGCCGTACAGCGAGCGCCACATCTACAAGGCAGCGCTGCCTCGCTGGTATCGGCCTTGCGGCATTAACTCGGTTCAGACAATACTTCGATCAGTTTCTGAAGGTAGTGCGACCCCTTCTGAATCTCTTGCAACGACTCATCCTTCGAGCCCATCCGCATCAGATACTTGAGTGCGTTGCCGCGATAGAACCCGATCCGTTGCTCTCGAGACCATGTGTCGATCACATCCCACGGCTCGACCCCCATCGACAGGTAGTGCGTGCCGCCAACCTGAACATCACGCGCCGATGGTTGTGCCACGTTTTTTCTCCAAATATCGCCGATTGATGACAGCACGACTTTCTCTCCTTCGTTGTGCGTCTTCGCCATCGCCCAGCGCAAACACCGGGATGGCATCGCGCCCTAGTCGATCTTGAAGCCACTCTGTCACATGTACCGCCCGTTGTCGACGCAGTTGTCGCAACCATGACTGAGCGGTCACCAAATGGACGTTGATTTCACGCGCCAGCATCGCTGCGGTGAGCGGTCCCGTTTGTAGCATGAACAGCGTCTTTGCCAGCTTCTCTATATTTATTTTTCTGACAGTCACAATCGTTGCTCCTCGGCTTGGATACGCACCGTCTGCGTAAGCAGTCGTGCCTGCGACACGATGTCCGGACCCAAGGCCAGTGCCTCGCTCCACTTCTTATCGATCAGCAGAGCTTCGTAATCTTTCAACATGTGTCGCAGTGTCAGGAGCGGATCTGCGTAATCGTTGAGCGGCTTACGGTTCTTTTCCATTTGCTTCCAAGCTTCCTCTTCTTCCAAGGTTATTGCGATGTTCACCACGGAGCTTCTCCTTGTTCACTTATGGATTGTTGAAAACCACGTTTGCTGGGAGATTTTGAGCTTCGGTCGCTGAGGGGCGGCGGGGATGCCTTGCTGAGTGCCAGCACTCGCTCCAAAGGTGGGAAAGGCCACATCGGGGTTGCGTCTCCATGTGGCGGGGTCGTTGGGTCGGATTGTCCGATTGCGGATGAGATAGCCCTTGTCCGTGAGCGCATTGAGATCCTTTGTGATGGTTGATCGTGAAAGGTTGAGCCGGTCGGCCACTTCCTGCCCCGTGCGTGATAGCTCATCTTGTCTGAACAGATCGAGGATCGTCTTCTCTTTTGTAGTCCACCGCTCGGTCACATCTTCACCCGGACCGAACAGATACGCGGGCATGAATTTGTTTTTGTTGAACACCCACTCGACGATGCGAATCAATCCCGCCTCGTGCATGGACTTGCAAAATAGGTATGCCGTCTCGACACCAAAGCCTGTCTCTTTCGCCAGCTGCACAGGCGTGCGTGGTGTGATCAGTATGGCCTTGATCATTGTCGGTACGTTCGCCACGCCAAACTTCGGCGTTATTGTTCTAGTCGTCCCTCCGGGTTTGACGGCTCCACTTGCCCCAGATTTTCGACCGGGATCTCGTACGTCTTCCACTGATGTCCGCAGTCTTTGCATTCTTTCCTTCTCCATGTCCAGTTAAACCTAGTGTCCTTTCGTGTTGCCAGCGTCTTGCTGTGCCATGATCCGCACTCAACACAGATGCTCATTACTTCAACGCACCTGCAATCTTGTCTAGCTTTCCGGCTTTTTCTAAGTCAGCCAGCGTCTGCATGGCACTGGCCGCGCGTTCTAGCAAACTAACGTAGCGCTCAAGATTATTGAAGTTGGCGCTCTTCTCCATCTTGATGAGGCCCGATGCCATGTCATCTGCCGCTTTGCGTACATCGCTTGAGCATTTTTTTGTTGCTGTAGAAAGCGCTGCCGTTTGGGCGTTGAAGCGATCAACCGCTGCCCCAAACAGTCGCTCGGCGTCGGTCACAGCGTCGGTTGCTTTTTGCATATCAGTTGCCACAGTCTTTGCTCCTCGGGTGATAAAGGTTCCGGTATCGCTCTCGACTTCTTGAGCAATGGTGTTGAGCACGGATTTCAGCGTGAACGCTGGTCCGTATCTGTCTACTTTGACGATTTTGAGTCCGCTCATACTGCTTCCTTGGGCACATCCGGCGGGACGGTGAAGTCGTAGAGTTCGCGTTTCACTGATTTTTCTCCTTCAGCTTCGCCTCGATCTGATCAAACAGCTTTCGTGTATATCCCTTGATCGGTGTCGGCCCCCACGGTCCGATAATTTCTTTGATCTCCTCATCCGTCAGCCCGACCCATTCACGCTTGCCGAGCTTGCAGACACCGCACATACACTCCACCTGCTTTTCTGCCTGTTCGATGGCTTTGGGCGCAATGTCTTGTGTCATGTTCGCTCCTGTATGTCGTAAAACCAATCGTCGCCAGCAGACCACTTGCGCGTGCCGTCAACGGTGTAAAAATCTTTAGCTGCTTGAAAGTCTGGGAACTTAACCTCAGCAGGGATCAGGCTCTGGTCGTACCAAAGGCAGCGGTTGTTGGGCTGCGTGGCGAACTGGCCGTTTTCCAATTTGATGAAGTTGAAAGACTTGTGCTCCTCGGCTTGCTCGGTAAACCCGGTGTCTACATCCATGCCGTCAGCGCAGAAGTCCACCGTAAACAGATAGTGCCCGTGGTGCCACTGCTTGTCTTTGCCCAAGAACTTGACTCCAAGGTTGCGCAAGCCAATCTTCTCGCAGACCGTGAAGCGGTAACCCATGCAGTCCCACAGTTGCAGCGTGTCGATAGGCAAGTCGCCGTGGTCTTCTTTCCAGACGTAGGCGCTGATCGGCAGCTTGTCGTACAGCGCCCCGTAGCTTGGCAACAGTGATTCGATCCGGAACACCTGACCGCGCAGCGCCTTGATGCTGGTCCAGATGGCAGGTTCTAGCTCACCGTGCCCCTTGGTGAAGTTGTACAAGTACTCTCGGCGCACAAAGCACTTTAGGGGTGGCAGGCTTGCGACGATGTAACTCATGCTTGCCCCCTTGCTCTTATCATCGCTGCCGCAGCCAGAGTGCCGTAGCCGTCGATCCCCGCCTGCTCTACCAACTGAGCACACGCCTCTCGCTCGGCTGCGGCGACAAGGGCGGCGAAGCGTTCAAGATGCGACTCAGAAAATAGCCACAACGATCCATCTGTTTGTGCTGTTGGATATGCTCGCGCCTCCCCCGCCATGCGGAGGATGTTTTCTCTGTTCATCTCTCCCCCCTCGCAACCAACGAACCTTCTCTGATCTCTAGCCCGAGGGCCAGCTTGAGCAGGTCTAGCCATGTAAATTCCACGACATCGGCTGTGTGTAGGTTGTATTGGAATCTCATTTCTCACCTCTGCTTAAACCCAAGACGCCGCATACCCAACTCGATCAGCATCGCAGCGTCCTCAAGACTGTTTTGACTGCTGCTCATGGCTGTCTGCCACTCACCGCCAATTCGTTTGCCGACCAGACCGACCGTGACGATCTGCCCGTCCTTAGCTTCCTCTAACCACTTCTCAAGCATTGCAATGGCGTCGGCGTTATCGGGGGTCGTTGCTTTTAAGAATGGTTTTATGTTGTCGGTCATCTCAATCTCCTATCAGTCCACCGATGTTTGACTCCGGGCGGTATGACTTCTCGATCTGTGCTCGGATCTCGGGTGGGATCTTGGGTAGTGGGAACCAGCCGACGTACCACGTGTCCTTGCCGTCCCACCATCCCGTGCTGGCAATCCCGGCGGCGTTTAGGAGCAGCACCTTCGGACCTGCTGGGCAGGTCTCCATCGACCGCCAGATCAGATCGGCCTGTGTGATTGCGTCTTTGTTGGTTGTCATGCACGTCTCCTGATGCAGCCCGCCGTAGCGGGCTGCGATTCTCTTACTTGGTTTTGCTCTTACGTTTGGCCTGTACCGTCAAGACCGGACGCGACTCTGCATAGCTCTTCAGCGGTTTAACGAAAGACTCGTGCGGCGTGTGCGATGCGGGTTCGTCGTAGAACCGGCGGTACTTGAGTTCATGCGGCTGCAGGAACCGGTTGGGATACGCCGACTTCACGATCTCGACCGTCTTCTCAAGCTCTCGGTTGGGCGCAGACCAGTCGTTGGATTTGGGCACGGATTTAAGAATGTCAAACATGGTTACTCTCCTGTTGTTGCTGCGGTTGTGGATCAGTGTCTAGCTTACGAAAGTAATGCCATTTGGCCTGTATTTGTGGATCTTCTGACGGGGGCGTCCAGCCATGCTCACGCCATGTACGCTGCACGTCCGTGGTCCTGCGGAACCGATTGATGGGCTCGTTCATGTGACATCTCCAAGGGATGCCACCCCCGGGATTGGGGGCGGCGAAGTGAAACAGAAAGGATGGGTTAGGCGAGCGCCAGCACAGCGTCAACGGCACGCTGTTTCATGTCCGCACCCTGACCCCACTGCGAAGACACGAAGCGGTTCTCATCCGAGCGAGCGCGGGTCCAGTGATCGATGTACTCGGTCACCGCATTGACGTAGCCCCAGCCCGTGCCGTAGACACCGTCGAGATCAGCACCCTTGCCGTCGCCATTGAACAGGTCGAGGATCTTGTTGTACCCAGCCGAGGCGATGACCTTCTCGCCACCACCCAGCACGGCCTCGGTGAGTTCCTCTGCCTTCTCCTGATCGACCGGGATGTTGGCAAGACGCGTGATCTGATGACGGAACGCATCCCACGCTGCCTCGTTCAAGCCCATGAACTGCTTGATCTCCTCGGGATCGAACTCGGTGCGGTGGCTGATCTTGACCCACGGTGCGGCCTCGCCCACAGCCACAGCCAGCGTGTTACGGCAGACAACCCTGATTGAAGTACGCCGTGCTTCGGTTCGTTGCGAACCGTCTGCGCTTGTGGACAAAAGAAGGTATCCGCCTATCTTATCCTTGACACTGGTCGGGCTGGCCTCCCCGATCTTGGCCGTCGCCCAGAAGCGCTTGCCTCCGTAGATCGTGCCTGCTGCGCTGAGTTCCAAACCCCCGACCTTCACGATGTCACGGAAGAACTCGATGACCTGTGCGGGCTGCACGACCTTATAGGAGTCAGAGACAACGCCGAGGGCATCCTTCGTATCGCTGCGCAGCAGGACGTGCTTGTCTGCGATCTCCCGCATGGGGACAGACGGATCGTGAGAGACGGGGTAGCGCACCTTGGCGCGTTGAATCTTCCAGTCCATCCCGGCAGCGACACGCCACTGATCAATGCTCGCACCGTCGGGCATGGCCTGCCCGAGACCGTGCCACGGCAGTCCGTCGGACTGAAGATAGGCAAACTCGACTTGCTTGGTGATGGCGTTCGTGGTGAGTTCGTGAGACATGATACTTCTCCTGTTAAGATGTGATGCTGCTATGCAGCAAGGACTTGTCAAACAATATACTACTTCAAATGAAAAGGGGGCGCAAGCCCCCTTGTACTGCTTACCGCCGAGAGATCCTGAGTTCCGACAACATCTCGTCAATGGCGTCGTTGATCTGTTCGTTGATGTCGTGGTGATCCAGCACGTCGCGCACTTGTTCCTCCCAGTCGATCTCGTTGAGTGCCTCCTCGATCAAAGAGCTGACTTGATCTGCGGTGATGGCGTCCTCGACGTGGGCCTCGAGCCTGTCGACGCGGCTGTCCAGCCTGTGCAGCAGGGCGTGGTCTTCCGTGGCGGTGTTCTCGGCGATGGCCTGCGCCTCGAGGCGCTCGAGGCGAGCGATCAAGGGCTTGGTTGCCTGCTCGATGGCTTGGTTGAGGGCGTTGGTGATGATGGTGTTGAGGTCAAACATGGTACATCTCCTTAAAGTTAAAACCGGGACATCTGTCCCGGATTGGTTGGTGCTTGGTTGGGTTACTGCTGGATCCAGCGCATGTCGAACACGCTGGGGAAACACTCGCGGTTGTCGGCGGTGTACACCCTGCCGGTGGACTCGGGCTTGTGTGGGGGTGTGCCGCCAACGATCACGTGCTCATTGCCCCGGAAGTCTCGAGCCTTGTCGCCCAGCACGACGGGCGTGCTGCTGTCGGCGTGTACAAGAACCCATTTGCTCGTTGTCATGTGTACTCTCCTTGGTTGTGCCCCCGGAGGGGGCGGTTGGTTTACTCTTCGCCAAACACGATGTCGTTGCCGACATGCAGCGCGGCTTCGTCTTGCAAAGCATCGATCAGGTGAAGGATGCCCGTAAGATCTTCTGCAACAGTCGGGGGACTCGTTGCAATCACTTGCACAAGGGTCAGCTTCTGGCTGCGGAGCAGCGTCCAGTCAATACGATCCATGATGTTTCTCCTTGGTTGGTGAAGGTTCATACCGGGACACTTGTCCCGGTTTCTCAGTGAGCTTCGTACGACACGACGGTGTCGGGCGTCCAGCAGGTGCGGCAGTCCATGCACTTGCCGTCCTGCGCAGGGGCTGCGCAGCGCTCGCCTGTGGGGGTGGTGTGCTTGCTGTGCACGTTGGATGTGGCAATGCCACGGATACTCTTGAGAGACTTGGGGATGGTGACTGGCTTATCTATGTACATCGCAGACAGGCGGATGACTAGGTTGGGTGGGATACCCTCCGGGCCGTGCTTGGCAACAAACTCCTTCACAATCCCATACTCCCTCGTCGGCAACCAATGCTTGGTGCGTGGCGTACGTCGGCACACCTCTGCGATCATCTCGAGGTGTAGTAGGGACTGGATGTCGCCAGCGTCGAGCCATCGGAAGTAGGGGTCAAAGCCGATGAGTGTAGTCATGCCCGCCACCCAGAAGTCGGGTTCGTCGAGCGCAGCGAGGCGTGCGTGTTGTGCTGGCTCGATGGTGGCGTGGTACTTGGCGTAGTTGCCTTTGTCTGCGTAGCACTTGGAGCAGATGGTGCCGGGGATCTGCGCCATTCGCCAGCCTGTCTGGCATGCCGCCACCGGGATAGACCACGACTTACAGGGCATCTTGCTGGTCTGAGTAAGCCCGCCCGTTGCTGCGATAGCGTCCTTCTTACGGGCGAAGGTGATGACTTGGAACTGCATGTGTACTCTCCTTGGAAAACCGGGACGGGTGTCCCGGCGGTTGGTTAACTGCTTACTCGGTCACGCGCTTGCCGTTCTTGTACTGAACGAGCGCCAACACAAACGAACCCTCCACCTGCGGGCGGTAGAACGCGATCTCGTACTGGGTGTCCTTCTCACCCGGCACGTACCAC